TGTTGATACTCAAATCCTTTCTATAGTTATGCAAACTAAATCGATAATAAAAGAAGAGGTCAACAAATGCTTACGAAATCAGATTTGACAATTGGAGCTATCATCGAATGGCAAGGTGAACGTGGAATTATTATCCCCGATCCGTTAATGGATATACCGGAATCATGCGCTGGTGATCCGGAGATTGTTTGTATCGCGTGGACAGAATCCCATCGCTGGGATAGGTATGCTCTCCATAACATTCGTATGGCGGTTCAACGGGGAGAGTTTCGTATATGTTAATCAAAATCCATAAGATGAGGTATTCTGTTGATTATTCAACAAATGAATGTATGACAAGGTGTCGATTTAAGAAGAACAAGTTTGTCGGATCTCTTGAGTGCAAGATATGTCCCTGCTTTTTCGAAAGAAATCTAAATTGTCAATATGTTGTATGCGGGTATCCTAATACGATTATCGTAAAAGAGGGGGGCAAATAATGAATCCTTGTATTCAGGCCGTGTTGTGCTTCGTTATTGTCTCGGTTGTCGGATTGATCGCGTTCAAGATTGCGGAAAGATCCGTGAGGTTCGAATGCCCTATTTGTCAAAAGGGAATACCGGGGTCGGATTTTGATAGACATATCCGGGAGGAGTATAAGGTATGAAATACCGAAACATTCAGATTGGTGAAGTTATACCGATGGATGCGGAAATTCGTTGGATAGATGACGGACCATGGGAACGTTACTGGAATGATGAAATACCATTTGTTAGCGGAATACCTAACGTTTGCTTTCCGGCAGGATGGCTGCGTGTTCCAGTTGAAGAGGACGAGAAAGAGGGTTTATGAAAGTATATAAAAATATTCAGATTGGTGAGGTAATACCAGAGAACGCTGAATTATATAATCCATGTACTAAAAGGTTTGAACCCTATTGGACAAAAGAATGTCCGTTTAGTAATGGAGTCACTAATTGTATATTTGATCCGGCTACGTTAATAGCGCCGGTATTGTAGATGCCTGTTATGGAACTTTTGAAGAGGATAATCATGGGTAGAAAATCAAAATACGATGATCCGATGAAAAAATATGATATCAGGTTCCCGGCGGATGTCGCGGATTTCTGCAGGACGATCGGAAGCGATGCCGTCGTAAAAATACTACGGTATATCGTTAATCATAAATCAGTTCAAAAGGAGGCGATGAGATGGAGGAACGATTGACAAAACAGGAGATTGAGGCGGTTGATAAAGCGATGGAGTTATTTTATAAGAGTGACGCTTTCGATAGTGTCTCATTTGCCGATTGGTTTCTTGATTACAAAGCGTCTATCGCCGTCAAAAAGGAGAAGTACCGGACTGCTTCGGAAGTTCTTCGTGAATATTGTAGTCTTTTTCTCGGTGGAAGCGATGCATACGAAGAATTCCGTTCTTTTATTAATATTAAACTTGAGGAGTAACCTATGACACGAAAAGAAGAGATACAAGCGGCAATTCTCCTATTCGACGAATGTAAATACCACAACAGGTCGAAAAAATCTTTTCGCAGATGGTTGTCTGACGAGTTGAAAAAGGAGTGCGATCTGGAAATGGAAATCAAAACTTCAAAACATGAAATGGAGTTTGTGATATTATGATATACAAGTATATTGTTGAGATAGAGACCGAATGTTCTGATCGGTCTACATTTAATAAACTTGATAAACTTTTAGGAATTTATACCGGAGTGAATCTTCCATTTTCGAATAATTCTATTTATTTTGCTCCGGATATCGATCAGCTGAAATTGGATGAGGATGGTGATAAATGACCAGGAGAGAAAAAATACAAAGTGCGGTAGAATTATACAATGAATGGTTGCATCAAACCGATAATACGTCGTATTTCGAAGATTGGTTAATGGATAAAATCGAAAAGGAGCCTGACGATGAATCTGATACCCTGTGGGATTAACGGGTGTCCGCGGAACAATATCGGTTTCTGTTCGTTGTCTGATTTGCCCGACGATAACCCGCAGAAACGATATCCGAGTATTTGTTCACATTATCAATGGGTGATTAAAAACAAAAAAGCGGAAGGAGGTGGAGAAAATGAAGAACAATGTTTTTAGCCATTCGTTTAAAATCTGTCATGGAGAGATATCGTTAAAAAATCAATACTATGCGACGATTCATTTCAGATATGATAAACTTCCTGATGATTTACTTAAGGAGATTGTTAATAAACCGGGGGTTGTTGAGGTTTTCAATTGTGAGAAATACAGTATTGGTATTCTGGTCGGTGAGTGTTTCGTCACTGCAGATATCACGGCTGAAATTTGCAACAAAATTATGGAAAGGTGGATTGAAGAAAATGGTGAACTGGAAGAAACACGGGATTTCTTTTCCAGCGATGGTTTAAGTGGAAGAAATACGGAGGTTTTATGAAAGAAGAGAAATTGACACAAGAGGAAATTGAAGAGTTGGTCGGTGAATCATTTGAGGATATGGGTATTGATTTCGATGAATATACGGAGGTTTTATGAAGTTACGCATTTTCGATGAGAAGGATGATGATAATGTCAACTTTCTGCGGTTGAAGCTAAATGTACACGGTGGTGTTGATCTGGTTGTAGTCGATCCATCCGGAATACCGCGCAGCAAAGGCCATATTCTTTCTATAACCGACGCAGGGTTTATAAAAGTGTATAATGGGTTTTCAGATGATCTTGGGTTTCCGACTGATAGTGATGGATTTGTGAAAGTGATTCATTAAAAGTAAAGCATCCCGCATCTATCCTCCGAATGAGAGGGCTCAAAAGGCCCTCTTTTTTTTTATATTGACATAAAAATTTATCGGTGTTATATTTATTATAAGAGCAAGAAGGATGCCAAATGTCTGAAAAACAGATTATTAACACTAAAAAAGCGCCAAGGGGGAAAGTGTGGCTTCCGGGGCAGTCAGGTAATCCGAAAGGCCGCCCTCCCGCAGCGAAGTGTATTCCTGATCTGTTGCGGGCGATTGGCGATGGTCCCGCTTCTCCCGATGTAACCCGTACACTCAAAGACAAGTTCCCATCTATCGATATGACCAAACTCAACGCACGTCAGGCGATGCTTTACACAACATACTACCAAGCTCAAACCGGTGATGATGATGCGCGTGATTTCATCGCCAACCGAACGGAGGGAAAGATCAAGGACGTGATCGAAGTACACGACAGCCGTATAGTTGTACACGCCGAAGGTGCTGACGAAACAACCCTACCGGAAGGCGAAGAGTTAGGTGAGGATTCCACCCCTACTAATTAGTTTACTTATGGCATTAGCTGAAGTATCCATTGCACGGGACGTATTCAATGATCGATACTTCCCTTGTCTTCATTGTCAAGCTCCTCTTCAAATATTCTACGGCGGATCAAGTTCCGGCAAAAGCGCTTTTGGTGCGCAAAGCAGAATCGAAAATTTCGTGAATGAACCGCGCAATTATCTCATTGTTCGAAAAGTTGCCGATACTCTTGGTTCATCGATTTTTTCCGAAACGAAAAAAGCCATATCTCAATTCCATCTTGATCAAGATTTCAAAATAACCGAAAGCCCGATGGAGATTACGTATCGTCCCGATAATAGAAAAATGTATTTTCGTGGACTTGACAACGTAGAGAAATTGAAATCCATCATAGTACCGAACGGAATTATCACCGATATCGATATCGAGGAAGCGACCGAACTAACACTGGCTGATTTTGAACAGCTTGAACTCCGATTGCGCGGTCTTTCTCCAGTGGTGAAGCGCATGCGATTCTTTTTCAATCCTATCATGCGGAACCATTGGATATGCAAGAGGTTTTTCGGCGGCAAGTGGATTACTTACAAGTATGTACCTAATGAAATCCTTATCCTCCACACCACTCATATCGACAATAGATTTCTAACCGAACAAGACCGTAAAAAGATCGAAAGTAAAACTGGGTATTACTACGATGTATACGCCAAGGGCAAATGGGGAGTACTCGGTAATCTCATTTTCACCAACTGGTCAATCGCCGATCTATCAGCGGTAAAGGAAAAGTTCTCAACCTATCGCTTCGGCGGTGATTTCGGTTTCACTAATGATCCGACCGCTATCGTTCGATTTGCTCTTGACAAACAAAACAAAACCATCTACTGGCTTGATGAGATATATGAGCGTGGATTAACCAATCAACATATTCTCGTCAAGGCAAAAGATCTTGTCGGAAAAAACGTCATCTGGTGGGATTGCGCGGAACCAAAGAGCATTATGGAACTGCAGATAGGCTTTGGCGTCAACGGTTCGCACTATTCAATGAACGCCGAACCTGTCAAGAAGGGCAAGGACTCGGTGATATTTGGGCTGCAATGGCTCCAACAGTGGAAGCATGTTGTGGACAAGAATCTGGCGAATTCCATCAATGAGCTCTCTTCTTTCCAGTGGATGAAAAACAAGGAAGGCGATCCGATCAATCAGCCGCTTGAAGTCAACGATCATGCTATAACAGCGGCACGGTATGCTTTTGAACAGGACATGTTGCTTGACAATGATATGGGTATGTACACCGGATCACAGTACTATGATGAGAATCATCAACAAGAACATCTCTTCGAAACGGTAGTCAATGTATAAAATATTTGCAAGTCTGTGCCTTTTCGTATTCATGGTAGTCGCGGGCGATGTTTATCTTGATTCGTTACTCACTCGTAAAGTGACCATGAGAAACTTCGCAACCGACAAGGTACTGCACAATCGTATATCAGATAGCTCTATCTGCACCACCGGGATAAAATATGATTACCTGACACATTATACGACGTTCCCTTATTACGTCCAGTTTGATTCGTCAACGTATGGAATTATCGGAGCTAATACCGCCGATGGTTATGACAATAAATCCCTCACGATAAGCGGTGCAGGTATGACGGGAGACGCAGCTCGTGGTGCTTGGATGACATTACTCGGCAATGATCGTGCATCGGGCGGAAATATACATATGTCAAGCGGTGATACGGGGTTTGTTGTTCTGTTCACAGGAAGAGGAATTGAATTTCCGTTTTATGCAAATAGGGATTCGGGGAAAATCGTTCTCGAACCTCATACGATTGGTGGGAAAAGCAGTGCTCTTTTCGGATGCAAAAATGATACGGCAGGTGTTTTAATGATACATGCCGGACAAAGCATCACCAAGGGTATTGAGTTACGGCATGATACCGTACATGTAAAGGCGCGTTTGGTCGTTGATAGTACCATTTTTATTAAAAATGCCGCATCCGGGTTTAGTGTCATTGACGGACAGAATTTGGTTATTGGTGGAACTACTCTGTGTGCTATAGGTACTGCAAGCGGACCGGTTCAGATCAGTTCCGCTGAAGGTTTAGGTACCGTTACTATTACATGCGATTCTTCTGTTATTGATGCTTCAAGCGGGTTGAAGATAGGATTGACAGGCGCTAAAATACAGTCAATTACTCGCCATATCGATACGATTTTTATTGATTTCGGGGACACGGTACTCAATATTAGAGGGATAGTTGTTCACGACGATACCACGTTTTACCCCCACGGATGGGGAGTAGTTGCAACTGCATCATATCTATATCACATTAAAGATTCGAGTGGAACATGGGTAAGTATTGGGGACAGTTTAAAGTATTTGCCATAACACTTGCCGTTACGGCTGTAAGTTTACTTTTCATAGGAGCGAGTTCTGAACGGTCAACTCGTCGATTGTCTGTTTTGGATTACGCTTCTCTTAAAGGTTCAGTCATCGTTAGTGATTCGGGACTTATACTGGATTCAATAGCTGTTAAATGGTATGAAAGTGACATTCCGGTGGCTTCATTGACACATGGTTCGTCTATTCCAATAGTGGAGGAGATGGGCACTACGGAATTCGCTCTTCCGTCATGGAGCGGTACTTCGATGAGCATGGTGTGCGGAACTAAACTGATTCCCCCTGACGCACGCCTAAACGATTCAATCCGTTTATATCTTCGGTATGCCGTTGACGAAACAGATACAGCTCATTTTTTCTTTAGATTTAAATATCGTACGGAAACTGATGATGTTATCCTTACTGATTACGACACATTGACGATTACGGAAAGTGCAAATAGAACGCAGCACAAATTCTATAGTCTTTACATCGGAAGTATTTATTATACACTACCTAAAACGACAGTGGTGTTCAAATTGTCAAGAGAGACATCTGAAGATGCCGATACGTATTTGGATAAGATATTCACTTCGATATTTTCCATGAAATATAAACGTGACAAAATAGGATTGACGAATTAACGTAAGGAAGGGCCGCTATGTTCGTAAGATTGAAAAAGAACTCTCACGGAAGGATATCAGGAATTGCTTTTGATTTCAAGGCGTCGGTCGTTACCATGAGTATGCTTATGGTAATATTTTCTTTCTTTTCAGCGGTCAAGTTGAATTGCAACAATGGTACAGCGTATGCGCGCGTGAAGATTATACGACCGGAAGCGGAAAATACTTTTGTCCGAATGCATCGTCCATTCGAGGATAAGTTGAATAATCAATGTTACGATATCAAACTTACACGCATGATGGTCGAACGTCTCATTCCTTCTAATGTAAAGCAGGAGTGTATCCAGGCAATGCGTGATTCGACATGGAGGGTACAGTAATGGGTAATCATCCAAGAGATATGGACCTTGTCGGTCAATTAGGTAATGCTGATGTATTCGGTGTTCCGTATTTTAGCGGATTTCTTTTTTGCGATGGCGATGAGGATATCTTTCCGCGTGATCCGGAGATTGACGATATTCAAGGACTGCGCGAAGAGATTAATGCATTGAAAGCGGAAATTAGTGATCTTAAAAAAGGAAGAGACGGAGGATTCATATTTTTCAATAGTACAGGTGTTGAGAGTTTTGATTCGTTACGTTTGTCAATCGAAGATATGAAGCGAAGATTGGATATAGGCAGTGTCTGATAATAATATTACTACATCGACAAGGCCTTTTGATTCGGGGATTATAATTATAAATATTCCGCTAATCAACACCGATATGGAATTTTCAGAGATCATAACCAAATATTTTAAGGATTTGAACAATGCTTGATATTCGTAAATCCCATTCGTACGTGCGCGCGTTGTTTCACGCCATGCTTGCTGAACATGATGATTGGGCTTATATAGTCAGCGCTATTAACAAACACTACGCCAATATCGAATTTGGCGGCATGATTGAAAAGCTTTACCAATTGGAAGATGAAGTAGACCGTGCTTATATTCTGAAAATTCCCGGAGAGTGTATCATAGTTACGTCGGGAACGAAATCCTTACAGGGATGGCTGCGAAACGCGCAATGTATCCTTGACAACGGGTGGCACTATGGATTCCGCAAATCGTTTCGCACCATCCTTATGAATCCAATTATCGAAGCGTTACGTGGATTTAATGGGAAAATTTCTCTTTACGGACACTCCGCCGGATCGGTGATTTCAATCAATGCTGCTTATTTTATTCGGTCTTCTCTCCAGCGAAATTGCGAATCGATTACGTATTGCGGACCGCAAACCATGAATAAAGTGGGTAAATCTCAATGTTCAAAGGCACATGTATGTTCGACTACTCTTAACATAGGGATACATGATCAGGTCGATAATATAGGTAATCTCCTGGGAGGAGTTGACTATGGAAAAATCGTCAAGCTTCCCGACGTAGGAGATCCGAATATTCATCCTGATCCGGTACTTGATCGTTTCTTTTTCGGTCACGCGCCCTCTTACGTTTGTAAATCGCTCAAGGTTTTGATGCAACGGTACAATAAACCGCAGGATGAATTTATTGATGAGATAAGTCAATACGCTATTAAATAGGGGGTAGTATGGCTGATCTGAATATCACTGGAAGAAAAGGGGCTACTGCAACTATAAGCGGATTGTTAACGGGATTAGTTGCACTTAAAATCACTCCGTGGATTGTATCAACTACCGGAGTAACAGGGGCGGATGAGTATATAACTGTCGCGTTGACAGGAGCTCTTTTCGGAACGATTACATCGATTATTAATTTTTGGAAACATTGGATAATTCCGCTAATAAAAACTGAATTTACGAAGAGAATTAATAGAAAATAATCTATATGAACGGCGAACAAGTCAAATTGATTGACACATTAGGCCGAGAGATCGAACCGGTAGAGAGAGCCGCTCCTTCCGGGCTTGATCGTGATTTTTTCAGATGGGCCGGCGCTACTGGCGGAGAAATAACGTCAAAAGATGTCGAAAGTAAACCTTACAAATTTCACTATCTTATTTTTGCATGTTGTAATTACATTTTGCGCAACGTCAGCCGTCTTCCGTGGTATATGTATGACATTAACAACCCGCAAAAGATGGTTTTCGATGATCCGCTTATTGAACTGTTATGCTCTCCTCATCCACTGCTCAACAAAACGTCTTTTCTTCAGGCAATAATCCTGTCGGTGCTCCTTCCCAGCGGAGGGATAGGTCGTGCATCAAAGGGTGGACAATGCTTTATCCTTTGTATGGATAAGAATGGCGATCCGGTTGATCTAAATCGAGGACAGTTGCCTGTCTTGTTGACGCCGATGAACGATACATATATCACCCCAAAAACTATCGAAGGTAAGGGTGGGTTGAAAGTATTGTCGGGATGGAGTTTTAAAATTGATGCTGCTCCTTCATCGGAACAAATCTACGCACCTAATCAACTGATAAGAGTTTGTCAGTTTAATCCGTACAGTTGGGTGGAGGGAATTGCTAATTTTCATCCGGCGATGCTTACTTTGTCACTCGACCTCAAGTCCGATTTGTATAATGACAGTATTTTCGAAAATTTAGGAGTTCCTTCCGGGCTACTATCCACTGAAGTTTTAATGACTCCTGATAATCGAAAAGAAGAGATGCGTTATTGGAATGAGACGATGAGCGGATATTCCAATGCACAGAAAATAGCCATATTGTCGAAAGGTCTCAAATATCAACATATCGGTTTGACTAACGTTGATATGCAGTACAGCGAAATGAAGAAATTCGTCCAGGAAAGTCAAATTTCTGCTTTTGGGCTGAACAAAATTGCTATTGGTAACTACGAACAGATTAATTTTGCGACTATTGTCGAAGGTCGGAAGATGCTTTGGCACGATGTCAATCTTCCGATGAACGATTTGATATGCGATGCTATTAATTACTCATTGGTTCGTTTTATTGATCGTAACAAACGTATAGGGCTTGACACTTCGAAAGTCGAATATCTTCAGCCGAACTATAAGGACAGGTCGATTACGGCGTCGACACTTGTCGAGAAATGTTTTCTTCCTCCAGTGATGGCCCTTCGTAAAGTGGGAATACCTCTTTCCGATGACGAATTGGCGACAGCTCCATGGTTAGCCATGAATCCGCTGGAAATGAAATCACAGTTTGCACCTGCTCCGTTTAGTGGTACTGCCGATGATGAATCTCCGAAAAAGGACGATAAACCGGAGAAATCAGTAGTTATTACCTGTGATAGCAAGGAAAAATGGTGGTTTGACTACGTTGAACGGGTCCTTGACCCCGAAGAAAAGAGCTACTCAAAAGCGATTTATTTATTTTTCAATCAACAGCGTAATCTTTTTCAGGATAAGGTTGATGAATGGTTAGCGAAGCAAAAAAAAGCCGTTATTATTTCACTTGACGATATCCTCATTGATAAACGTAAAGAAGACCAGAAATTAATCGATTTGTCGCGCCCGATGCACGTAGAACAACTAAAAAGAACCGAAAAACAGCTTGAAAAGGAGCTTGGAGAACTGATCCGATGGCATGCAACTGACGAAACTATTGACAAGTCGTTAAATCGTCGTGCAAAATTTCTTCGTGGATTGAATAACACGACGTTTAAATCAGTCGAAAAAGAAGCTATTGATCTTTTTAATCAAGCTAATACGGAAAATTGGGCTCCTGGTAAATTTGCAAAAGAACTAAAATCAGCGTTTAATAGTATTTACGAAGAGCGTAAAAATCAAACGATGACTATTGCACGAACCGAAATTGGATCTGTTACGGAGGACGCTCGCTATATTGCCTTTACGATGGAAGATATTGAATGGCATGAATGGGTATCAGCGATGGACGAGAAAGTACGTGAAACACATACGGCTGAAAATGGACATGTTGTTCGATTAGGAGAACGATTTCCCGTCACTAAATTGTTGCATCCTCTTGATGATACAACCAACGAACCGGCGGAGGTTATCAACTGTCGTTGTGTAAATGTAGCTGCGGAGGCGCCATGATTGAAAATACAAATAACCGCATGATTGATCGTCGATGCATGACTATACGTCGTTGTACTTCAAAATGCAGAGGACAATGTGCTTTTAAAGGTGAAACTGTCTGTACAAATCGTGAAATAAGGAGAGATAATAATGGATCTCGCTCTGAAAAATCTACTTGATATTTTTAAAGTAAAAGATGAATCGTCACTTTTAAAAGCAAAAAGTGAAGGAAAACAGGTTCGGTTTACTATGGCGTGTCATAAACCTAAAATGGTTGAGATGACTGCTGAAAAATGTAAAGGACTTTGCGAAAAAGCGGGTATTGAATACCAAAGCGGGTATGAAAGTCGTGTCCTCGAAGGGCTTACTACAAATGAGACGACTGATCGTTATGGTGATATTGTTCGACATGACGGTTGTAAATTCGATAACTATCTGAAAAATCCTGTTGTAATGTTATCTCATGAACATGGTAATTTTCCGATCGGTAACTCTATCAAAATTTGGAAAGATCCGGAGGTGAAAGGTATTTATTCATGGGATCTTTACATCGATAACCGTGTTGATACTACCGGAAGGGCGGATCAGGCTTTTAAGTTCCGTCAAAGCGGCATCATGCCCGGGATATCGATAGGGTTTATTCCGCTTTCAGTCAAAAACGATCATACTCCTGAAGAAAAGAAAAAGATTGGTGTCGGTAAATGGGGGGTTGAGTTTTTGGCGATAGATTATCTTGAACATAGTCAGGTATCTATTCCCGCCAATCCCGATGCATTAACCAATGCCTTAAATAATATTAATCGTAAAGAATTTGGAGAAATATTCAGTAAAGATGATATCTTTACTCTTGAAAAACTGAAATGGTTTCCTGACACGGAGATATTGAATATTTTTGAGGATTATCTGAAACCTGTCGTCCTTCATTTCGACACTAATATTATCGACCAAATCGGTACTTTACTTTCCGATAATGATCTTGAAGAAATAAATAAGGATATCGTCCTTCGTCCTTATCCTAACGAACATGCGTGCAGACTTGAAGACCCCGATCAATTCGTCAGATTTTTCAGAAAGAAAGTAAAGGATAATAACGATGTCGGCGGTTATGTTCACACTGGAAAAGAATATTCATTGATTATTGGATATCGTAAGGACAAATCATCCGCCGTACAAGCTCATCGTTATCCGAAAGATTCATGGGATGCTGATCAGGCACGAAAACATTGCAAAGCGCACAAGGGATCATTTACGGCGGCAAAAGAGGATGACAAAAATCTCGAATGTCCTTCGTGTAATTTTACACCGGCACAAGATACAGTATTGACAAATAAACTTGATGAAGTGATCATGCAACTTAAGTCAATCTCCGATAAACTCTCTTCTCCGGCGGCGAGCAAGGCGAGCGATGTCGATGAGGTGATGTATAGTAGCGATCTTCTGAAAAGTTTTAGTATTAAACCGAAAGCATAACAAAGGAGAAAACTATGCCTATGACGGTTGAGGAACAGAAAACGTTGCTCAATGACGTACAGAGTAAGTTGACGGACTATGGCAATAGTCTTAAAACTGAAATTGAGAAATGTGTCAAAGACGGTCTTGGTGAAAGTGACAAAAAAGTTGAAGATCTTAAGAAGGAACTTATCCATGTAACCGAAACCCAAAAAAATATGCAACAACAGCTTGCAAGTTATGGAACTATGGTTCCGGGGTTGAAGGACGAACTTAACAACGGAAAGATCAAATTTTCTTCGACTAAACTTGTTCGGGCTCTTGTTCGTCAAGCTTTTCCCGGTGAGTTCGGTCCGGATATCTGGAAAGGTTGTGAGCAGGAACGCGATATTGTCAGCGCTACCAAGAAAGCAATGCAGACGCGCGCAACCGGAAACTATGCGGGAGATGGTGAATCAGGCGGATTCACGATTCCGATAGAGTTAACTGGTGCGATTAGTACCATTGCACGTCAATCCAATCCGGTTGAATCGATTCTTCCGTGTACTGTTCTTAACGGTCTTTCAGGTCAACTTGAGATTCCGACGATTACTTCAGGCACGACGACATATATGGTCGGCGAGAATGAAGCACCTACCGTATCAAAATTGAAGTTCGGGAAAATCGTCGCGAATCCGAAACGCGCCGCCGGTCTTTCCTTCGTTAGCAAAACGTTACTCTTTCAGTCGCAAGAAGGGATTGATTCTCTCATTAACCGTGATCTTGGTGAATCTCTTGGTGCGAAAAAACACGAGATGTTTATTATCGGTAAAAGTACTGAAGATGAACCTACCGGGTTGATGAATTCGAAGTGGGGCATCGCGACGTCAACCATCGCCGGTGAAACTAATGGTGGACGATTTACCATTACCGACGCTCTTTACGCAAAGGGTGAATTGTCGGAGGCGAATGAGATGGCGGGGGTTCCGCTTACAAATTTTGCTTTCCTGATGCGTCCGATGGTTAAAACCGGAATGGCGACGGAACGTATCAAGCAGTATTCAGGTCAAGCCGCTAAACAGGGACAGCCTGTTATCCAGAATCTTGGATATCTCGACGACGCGGCATTGAACGGTATCGTCGGTAAAATCGGTGAATCGACCTATCTTCCGGCGACGGAGACGAAGGGTTCCGATACGACCAATACTCTTTCCAGTGTTTACTATGGAGACTGGTCTCGCTTCTGGCTACTTGGATGGCAGGGGATGACTATCAGAATTTCCGATCAGGCAACAGTCGGTAGCGTGTCGGCGTTTGCACAAAATGCCGTATGGGTGATCGTCGAGGAAGGGTTTAACTGCGTCGTTGTTCGTCCGGGAGCGTTTCGGCGTATTACCGGTGCGCAAACCGTTCCGAGTTCGTGGTAATAATTAACGAAAGGAGAAACTTCTTATGAAAAGTAAAATTCATGAAGATTTGAAGTTGGGCGTTGCCGTAGAATCAGCGGATTATCGTTCCGCCGGTTCGCTCTACAATGGAGCTGCAGCGGCATCGAATACGTACATTAATGTTAACGGGTATGATTCCATTCTTTTCCATGCCAATGTTGGGGTTATCGGTGCCGGAAACACCCTTGACATTAACATTTTGGAAAATGACGACGATGATGTTACTGTGGCTACTGCTATTAGTGGTGCAGCTTTTACACAGTTGACGTCAGCGAATGACCAGCAACAGCATTATGCAGAACTTCGATGCAGTGGACAAAAACAGTATTTGTGGGTGGAGACGTTCAAAACGAGCACGGGCTCTTGCAATATCGGCGTTACCTACATGTTGAATGGAGGTACTGGACCGGTTATGACAGCACCGGTGTTTGATATTGATGGGGCTCCCACCGTATAAGGGCGGTGATCGGGTGGTGATGGGGTGGGGTTATAACGCCCCACCTTACTTAAGGAAACCAATATGCTTTTATCAAGTTTAAGAAGATTACGTCTATATTGTTCCGGTCAATCAGAATCTCTGATCACGAACAATACAGCCAACAACCGTGTACTTCAAAACTGGCTTGGTTCAGTTTCAACGGATATCGAAGGATATCTCTGTAGGAATTTACATATCGAGGCAAGAACGGAGTACTTCGATGTCGAGTACGGACGTGTTCAGTACTGGCTGTCTTCTTTTCCAGTGGTGACACTCACGGATATTTATGAGGATTCTCTTGGATTGTGGACAGGCGACGAATCACAAATTGATGATCCAGTTAATGATTCACAGACAGGAAGAATTGTACTCCCGTATACATTGAGCTATACCGCGGCAAAAGCGCTTCGCGTGCGTTACACGGGAGGGCTTGCATATGATGCGGTTCGTTCGGTGATGACTCTTGCCGCCGGTGCAGGAACGTTTGTCGCTGGAAAATATGTTATAGGTTCTACTTCAGGGGCTGTAGGTATTGTCGTTTCTTATTCTTCTTTGTCACTGACTCTTGAACAATATTACGGAAAATTTTCGGTTGGAGAAACATTAGTACAGTACGACGATGAAGGAACAACGGCAACAACTCCGGCAGTTACCGGAACGTTATCGGCGTTTGCGCAGGAATCTCTTTTAAATGCTTATCCTAACATCGTTATGGCGTGCGAAGCACAAATTCGATACATGCGTCAGCATCAGCTTGACTTTGAAAACTCCGGAACACAGAAAGATGGGGTTACAATTCGACAGAGTAATCCGATGCATATGAAATTTCCACTTCGTGAAGAAGTACTTAACATGCTATATTCATACGTTAGAACTTGGGGTAAATGATGTTTACTATTCAACTTACTTCAAATATCGATCAGGTTGTTACCGCTTTACGGAATAAGACTGATGCAGTAATCGACCAGATACGCCGAGGTATGTTTGAAGGTATCCGTTTATTTGAAGGAGCCGCAATCAAAGAGTTTTACACTGGAAGAAAAGGAAAGATGGGCTTAAATGTCATCACCGGTACTCTTCGTCGCGGATGGTTAACGAAATCGATTATAAGTCAGGAAGATTTCATCGTTCAGCTTGCGAACAAGATCGTTTATGGACCAACTCATGAATTCAGCGATTATCGGTTAGCATGGGGTCGAGTTATGGCCTATTATCCAAAGCGAACCGATGTCACCGGTAAATGGAAAAAGGAGGGAAGAGACTATTTAAACAAGGCTGTTACGAAAAAACTTTCACGTTTTGTAAAGATAACTTAACCGAAAGAGGCCGCATGTACGACATTATTATTCCATCATGTAAGGCGTATGAGGATATAAAGCTTCATACCCAATTGATCAAAACATTTGATCGGGAAGAATTTAATTATATTCCTACCGGATTTAATGCGTCGGCATCCGTAAATCGAAATTACGGATTGATGAAGGCATTCGATACCATCAACGAATATATCATTATGATTGACGACGATATCGGTGGTTTTTATACTGGATGGCAACATGATCTTGTTGAACCGTTGAAAACCGATGTTAATATCGCTATTTCGTCGGCCCGTTTGATTACTCCCGACGGAAATCTCTCTCCTATGATGGGAGTAGATAATTGTATCGACCGCTCATTATCCATAGCGGATAAAGCGATATTATCAGCGTCAATTGCTATCCGCAAAAGTGATATTATCGACAATCCAAAATTACGATTCTGTATGGGTATGGTCGGTAGCGGGTGGGAAGATACTTTATTTTGTCAACTAATTAAGAATATTTATAAAAGGTGTGAATTTGTTTGTGTCAACAAATGCCGCCTCATTCACTATCACGAAATGAAGAAACAGAGTGAACACTTTGAATTCAACTATCGTGTATACAAATCGGAATTAGCGAAAGAAGGTATACATGAATAATAAAGTTTTCACTTATTGGGAGAATCCAAAAGGAGAGGTCACTCCTACTTATATCGAATTATGTCTTGATTCCATGAAAAGGTGGTGTCCTGAATTGATAATCTTGACTCCTGAAAATGTTGACGAATACCTTACTGATTCAGGATTGGATAAACGATGGAAAAATCTTACATGTCTCGCCCATCGAAAAGACTGTATCTGTGTTTCGATAATCAACAAATTCGGAGGTACTTGGTTAGACGCGGATACGGTGTTTATCCGGCCAATTTCTCTTCTCGCGGATTATGTCAATGATGAAAAAGAATTCAGTTTTTTCCAGTGGAGCGATGGTCGTGTTCTCAATGGATATTTCCATGCAAAAGAACGTTCCCTTGTTACCGAATCATGGCTTAAATCCATTAACACAATTCTCTCTTCTAATAGTCAACTACAATGGACTACATTCGGTGAACCTATACTAACGCCATTAGCGTTATGGAAATTCAAGGATGTATGCCAAAAACTGCCGCGCGCTGTATTTCTTCCGATAAATATTGATAGAATACCGTATGTCTTTTTTGAAGATATTGATTATCGTCCATTTATCAAGCAGGAAACTATTGCAGTAGGGCTAAATCATAGTTTTTTCATGGCACATTTTCCTCAACTGAAAACCAAAATGAAGAGTGAGTTGCTTGAAGGAAATATATTACTCCATCAAGTCTTTCGCGACGCTATTTATGGTTACGGAATAACGCCGTACGATGATTTTGTACAATATATGTCACAGACATACTCTTACGGCTCTCTTTCCAGTGGTGATATTCATGTTTTAATAACGTTGCTCTCTGGAAAAGAAAAGGTTGTTGAACTCGGCACCAATCAAGGGACAACTGCTCGAATGTTGTCGCGCTACTGTAAAGAGGTTATAACTATTGATGTATTTGAGCAGTTGGAATTGATTGAAGATAAGCCATGGCAAGAAGAGTATATCAAGAATTATAACGATAATCCGCATTCTTTCACTAAAATTAAGAATTATTTATCCGACTGTAAAAACGTGACGGTACTTCGTGGCCGTTCATATGATGTTGCTGAACAAATATCCGACGATTCTATTGATGGTTGTTTTTTCGATGCTGATCATTCTTATGATGGAGTTAGTAAAGATTATAAAGCGTGGATAAATAAAATAAGGGTTGGTGGTACTCTTGTCTTTCATGATTTTACCCATAGTAGAGCAGGAGTAAACAAATTTTATTACGATACTCTAATTAAAGATGATCGTTTGCAGGAAATTACGTATCATCCCACTACGTTCTACACGTCAATCGTTGCATTTCGTAGAGTGAAATGAAATCGATCATCAAACCGATAGGGCATCGATCGGATTTCAACCAGTTGCGCGGATTGATTGATCTTATTTGTGAACTACCGAATAATCTTGTATGGTGTGAGATTGGATGTTATGACGGAGATAGTACGGAACTTTGGGCTCTTCGGTGTTCGAGACTATACTGTATTGATATTTGGGAATGGGCTCCTGATTATAATACGCGATCTGCCGCTGAAGTAGAGGCGATGTTTAATGTTCGCATGGAGCGGTTTAACAATATAATAAAACTGAAAGGAAGGAGTGATAATCTTAATTTACTAAATAAAATACCTGATGGATCACTTGATGGTTGTTATATTGACGGTTTCCATTCCGAAGAAATGTGTAAATTAGATATTATTAATATGTCAAGAAAACTTAAGGATAATGCGTTTATTACCGGACATGACTACGGTAATCCATTAACCAGAGGAGTGACAAAGACTGTTGATAATTTACTCGGAGGACCTGATCTTTATTTTCAAGATTGGTCCTGGCTTAAATATTTCGATAGAACGAAAGGATGTTTTCAATGGTAAGGCCGCAATGTACTAAACGTTTCGTTGTCGATGTAGGACATCGATGTAATATGAATTGTAAATTTTGTTATCATCATCATGAAGGCGATTTGACGAAAGGAAAATTTCATGATCATGACACAATAGTTCAGGAGATCGGGAAGGGGCTTTCCAGAGGCAATACTTGGTGTGACTTCACTGGTGGAGAGCCGACAATGCATCCTGATATTTATCAGTTTATCGAATTACTGAATAAGGAAAATTGTGGTTCGACTATTATCACCAATGGTGTCGTTAATCAATTCATAGCAGCTAATCTTATTAATATAGGCCTTAAGGAGTTTCTTGTTTCCGTTCATGGTTTAGAGGGTACGCATGATAAATTGACGGTTCAAGGTGCACGTAAAAATCAAATTAAATTCCTCGAACAAATCAATGGACGAATTGGATTACGGTTTAATTGTGTCATTAATCAATTCAACCAGAGTGAACTCGCCGAAACCGCTGAATGGATGAAACAATGGAATCCGTCTATTGTCAATTTCATAAATATGAATCCTCATCACGGATGGATGTATGATAATCAATCCGTCGAAGATATCATTGCAGGCTTTTATATTGTTCAACCTCAACTTAATTCAGCAATAAAAATTCTTGAAGACACCGGAATAGGTGTCAATGTTCGTTATTATCCTATGTGTCAAATAGCGGAAGAATACCGACGATGCATTTGTAACGATCTCCATGTTGTTTTTGATCCATATGAATGGGATTACTCGATCAAAGTTAAACAACCGGAGATTTTTCTCCAGTGGGGGATTGCCGGATCTAATACAGTTGAATGTAAAGACTACCCATGCAAGAAATGCGATTTGCAATGGATATGTGGAGGACTGAATAAAAAATTTCTTGAAATTGCCGGAGAAAAATGCATCATTCCGCGAAAAATATCTTTTGAAAAGTACGAAGATCGGTTTAATTTTTATTATTATCGTCAGCATAACGATAAAACACTGGTTATGAAAGAGGTCGCGCAATGAAAACTTTAGCACTTAATACAATAGTTGGTCCTGGAGAGTCAGATAATCTTCTCGAATGTTTGCAAACAGTCGATGCAAAAAATTTCTTTGATGAGATTGTCATTTGTTATACTTATGAATTGTCGAAATTTAATGAAGATAGGTCAAAACTTGATGAATACCTTGAACAAATAAATAACTTGACATTATGTAATTACTGTTGGATTTCTGATCGCTATCCTTATGGCAATTTCGCCGCTGCAAGAAATACTTGTATCGATAATACCACCTCTGATTTTATCATGTGGTTAGATTGTGATGACCGGATCAAATGTAGCGAAGCACTTTTCAACCTTAAAAGACAAGTCCTTTCCAGTGATCGTGACTTTATAATGATGGGTTATTTGATTAATGAACGGGAACCCGGTAAATTTTCAACAAGATTTTTGAAAGAACGTATCTCTCGAAATGATAAAAATATACGATGGATGCATCCGGTACACGAACAACTTGATTTACATACAACAAATAAAATGGCGAACATTGAAGGATTGGATATCGAACATGCAAGAAAAAAAGATCCATTGATCAGTATTGAACGAAATCTGAAGATACTTGATCATGAGCTTAAGGTTGAACCGACACAACATTCTTATTTATTTCATGCAAATGAAATGTTATCCAAATATCGGAATACGAAAAATGAAGATGATTTAAAACAAGCCTTGAAGGAAATGAGAACCTGTATTGATTTTAGATACGCGAATGATGAAAATCTGGCAATGATGTGCTATACAATTGCGGAGTATTCGCTTGACAATCTTTTTGAGGCCGAGATATACGCTAACCTCGCGCTTTCTTTCAGCGAAAATTATGCAGAAACTCATTGTATTCTCGGTGAAATATTCATGGATAAAAAGGAAGAGGACAAAGCTATATACCATTATAAGAAAGCAATGAAAAAGAAACTTAACGGGATGAGTTTCCAATCACCCTATTATTACGAAGAATTTCCGTCAAGGAGATTGATAGAAATATTCACTAAACGACAAGAGATTGAACTTGCTCTTTGGTATAGTAAACTTGTATTGAGACATGCTCCTCACGATAAAGATATGCTCAATTTCAGAAATGAAGCGCTTTCCTATTTAACAAAGGAAAATGAAAAATGGCTAACCACTGCTTAACCGAAATAAGAAGCGCTATAAAATACGGGTTGAGTACTATCATTGCCGGTAGTACTTCGGGTAATGGGTACATTTATAAAAGGTCGATTCGTCATATCGCAACCCCGATAAAAGACCCGGAAAACGTTCCAGAACTTGACGCAGTTGATTTATTCATGGACGATGAACAGTGCAATAATCAAAATATCGGTTCACATACGCAATCGGGGGCGAATAAGGCAATACTTGAAAATTCATTTGAATTTACACTTGTAAACTTCATGGAAGAAGCGAATGATATTGAGTTAGCGCAAGAGAATAAACTTGCCGACTTACAAGCCTATTTTGGTCAGTATTATTATATTCCTTCCTCCAGCGGAGTACGGACAGTGTTTAATTGCATTTACACAGGTAGTCGCAAATTCGGTTATCAAGCGACGCGGCCGAACTGCGGTATCGAAGTCAAATTTCGTGTTTGGTACAGACAAAAATTAGAAGATCCGACTGCTTTAGCTTAACAAAGGAGGTGCTTTATGGCATTTATCAAAGCGAAGCGGACTATGGGAGTGAAAATTGAGAGCACTCCTTATACTGAAGAAACGTTGGCGGCAAGCGATTACAGCATCCCGTGGAATGACATTGAGTATTCCCCTGAAATCCAGATGTATGCTCGAAAAATAGCGCGTGGCCATATGTCGTGGGATCCGTCCATTGCCGGAAAAAGAGAGCTCAAAATCACAGCACGTCATGATTTTTATGTGCGCGATACCGCTCTTGGAACCGCTCCTAAATGGGGAGTTACTCAACGAATGTGTGGGTTGAAAGAAACAGTTTATGCCGGAACAGGTGTAGGATATGTTCCTCATGCTGACTATACTCGTGTCCCGGGTACTATTCACATACAGGAACGTGACGAAGGCGCTTCTCCGAGCGATCTCGTAATACGTGGTCGTGGCGGTATGGGTAATTGTAAATACGTGCTCGATAGTGTCGGTCGTCCATTAAGTTTCAATTACGATTTCAGAAGCGTATTAACTGGAATTGAGGATAGAGCATACGCTTCTATTATCACTCCAACTATCACGGATACTGATCTTCCCGATGCTGTGCTGTCAAGCACAATAACATTATTCGGCGAAACACAGAAACTTGATAAATTTACAATTGATCTTGGTAATGATGTCCAGTTGTTTACTGATCCGTCAAAGTCCGAAGGGTATGAAGGTGCTCATATTGTCGGAAGAAATATTTCGTTAGAGCTTGATCCGGATATGGATTTGATTGCAAATCGTGGGGATTATGCTCGATGGACTGGTGATACTACCGGTGCGATGGTTGTTACTGTTGGAACTAATGCTCAATTAATCGCTCCCGCGGTACAGTATATTAAAGCATACAATCCACAGGAGCGTGAAGGTCATGTAACAAATCAGAAAAACTGTGAATTGAAAGGTGGACCTGCTGGTAATGATGAGTTTGAGATTCTGCAAGGTACTAAAATTTGATTAACTTACGGGAGAGGATGATTCTTATGCGGGATCATTTGCAGGAGCGGCCCCTGCCCTCTCCCTATTATAAATCGGGCCGTGATTTATAGAAAGAGGCCGTAGTATGGAAGTAAAAGAAGTAAGATTGACTGATGAATTGAAGGCAAAACTCTCCGGATGTCTCGGATTTTCCGTTGAAGCGGAATTTAAATACGTTCCGAGATCGTACCGACTTAATAATATCCCGAAGGATTTTTGGCCGGTGTTTGTTCTAAAAAGCCTTGACGGACTTGAAGCGGCAAGCAGGGAGGACGCTTCCGGATTTATGACGCTTGATCAATCGACAAAGGAGACTAAACTTCATATTGAAAGTGGAGCTGCACGAGTTGAAACACTGGAGAAAGGTATTCGATCGGTAAAGAATTTCTATTTTGAAGACGGACGTATCGCTAATTACGACTCGCTGAATAGCACACTTGTTTTTTCCAGAGAAGGAAAGGTCGTTGAAACAAAGAAAATCTCCACTCGGGATTTCATCCGTTATTTACGTCCTGAATTGCAAATAGAATTACAGAACGCAATCAATGAACGTGCGGTATTGACGGAAGAAGAACTTCGGGGTTTAGAATAATAGCCGCTCTCCATCCGGAGTTTGGGATTTGGAAAGGAAAATATGATTGTTCTCTTTGTAAAAAGAATCCCAAACTTCGCGATGCCTGGGGATGCGAAAATGAGACGCGGCTTAATGGCGGAACGAATGAGATTGAAGATGAAAATGGTGTCAGATATGTTTACAAAAATTGTATGCAGAAATTTATTCCGAAAAGTGTGTTTGAATTCATGCATATCTATTCATATCATGAAGCGCATCCTTCGTCACCATTTCCATCTATCAATAATGTTTCAGCACGGTATTTGTTTGCCGAGATGTATTACAAAGGTAAATTATCTGAATATATTTCTTCCCAGCGAAAAACTTGAGGTAATCTATGGCTGACGAAGGATTGTTGATGGAAGCAAGATTAAAGGATTTTATATCCAATAATCTTAAAACCATTGAAGCCAATTTGAGAAACTTTTCCGATAATAGTAAAAAGGTTCTTTCTGATCAAACGAAAGTAACCGACAGTGCTGCGAAAAGTGCTGGTATTTTTGAAAGACAAATAAGAAACCTTGCGGTAAGGTTCGGCCCTGGGGCTCTTGCCGCTGGGGCTATGACATCCGCTATATTTAAACTTAAGGACGGTATTCGCCAAAGTTCTGAATTGTTCATGTCATTTGAACATCAAATATCTCGTATGCGCGCAATAATGACACCAACATCTGATGAGGTTAATGACTTAAAAGAGGCTATGTCATACTATGGCAGAACAACCGTATTTACAGCAGTACAGACCGGAGAAGCTCTTGTAAATATGGGTAAATTAGGTGTTGATGCTGCATCATCGATAGCTGTTTTACCCGATGCTCTTAATCTCGCTGCTGGATCAGAAGAAGGATTGGAAAGATCAACTGAAATAATGATCTCTACGTTGCGACAATTCAACCTTGATACGTCACAGGCTACTCGAGTTGCTGATGTAATGGCTAAATCATTTAATGATTCAGCTCTTGACTTGGCAAGATACACAGATGCGATGAAATATGTAGGACCTGTCGCTCGGAATATGGGAGTATCTCTTGAAGAAACAACAGCGGCAATTGAGGTTTTAGCTCAACAACAGGTTGTCGGATCACAGGCTGGAACCGGATTACGTCATACATTAGCTCTTCTCGGTCAAGAACATTCGAAAGTTGGAAAACTAATAGGAGCTGAATCGGTACAGCACGATACATTATATGAAAAGTTAAGAAAGGTACGTGATCTTCATTTGTCGGCCGGACAAACAATGGAAATATTTGGTCTTTATGCCGGAACAGCCGCTACTATTTTAACTAATAACGTTGATGAACTTGACAAATTTACCGAATCATTAAAGAATGCTGATGGTGCTTCCGCAGAAATGTCTAAAACCATGTTGGATGATGTTAAAGGAGCGTCAATATTACTTAAATCAGCACAGGAAGGTCTCGGAATTGCTATAGGAGAGACATTCGCAGCTGGAAAGATTGATGCATTAAAGAGATACGCAAACTGGTTTAATATAGCTTCTGAATACGTACGTGACCATAAAAGTGAAATTGAAGGATTAGTCGTATTTTTCAGACAGACTTTTATTTTTATCGGTGATACCGTCGGTAAAGTAGTTAAAGTTATGATTTTGCATTTTGACACGTTTGCCGCAGTATTTTATTCCGTAATGGAGGATTTTAATAAATCATTTTTATTTATTGCAAATACTATTAATTCTATATCGAAAAAGATTAAAGGAAGTCCTTTATTTGATACAGCCTCTTTACAAGATAACATTAACAGATATGAACAACTTGCTTCTAAATCAGCTGATAATGTGGTTAAGATTTTAACTGGAATGCACGATAAAGCGTCTAATATTGGAAAGAAAAAGGGTAAAAATTTACCGATACTTGAAGATACTACCACATTGGAAGATATATTGAATGAGGTTGATGAAAAACAAAAACAAATAATTGCGGCAACTGAACGCTTTGAAAAATCAAAAATTAATTTATCCTTGGATGGATATACAAAGCAGTTAGCGTTAACAAAAGTATCAAATGTAAAAGAACTGGCGGAATTGGCTGATAATACAATGGCGCAAAATCTTGTAAAGAAAGCTCAATATAATGAATTATTATTAATGGACAGAGAACATCGTATCAAATTGAATGAATATCAATATGAACGTGACATTCAAGAAATCATATCAACGCGCCAAAAGGAAGAAGAGAAACAAAATATTGTCAAAAAATATGCAGATCGGTATATGCAGATTGCTGATGATCTTAATTCTAAATCATTGACGGGTCGAATTTACACCATCAATGAACAGATTAATAGTGAACTATCTTTATGGAAATACTATCAGGATACCGGATTAATATCACAACAACAATACGAAAACATGAGAAATCTTCTTGTCAAACAAGCATCACAGGAACGACTTCAAATTTATATGCAGGAAGTCTCTCAATTAGGAAATATGACCGGACAGATGCTTGGTAGTTGGCAATCATATTTATCAACAAAGCGCAATTCGGAGTATCAAGCACAAGTTGAAAAAATCAAGAATATGAATCTCTCTCAAAAGCAAGAAGAGGCACTACTAAAGAAGGCTGAAGGTCAGAATCGCGCCGCTGCAAAGAAAGAACAGAATATTGCGGTAGGTCAGGCTTTGATTAATGGAGCGCTTGCTATCACTAATGCTCTTACAGTCAAGCCATGGCCTCTTGCCATTGCAGCCGCGGCATTAGCGACAGCAACGTCAGCCTTTCAGGTTGCTACGATAAAACGTCAGCAATTTGCAAAAGGTGGTGTTGTCGATACACTCCTTGGCGAACAGGGTAGTGAATATGTTTCAGGTTATGGAATGGTTAACAAACCGACATTCGCTTCTCTTCCAGTGGGGACACGGGTTTATAACAATACCGAAACTAAAAATATGTTTGGCGGGAGTACAGTTGTGTTGAATATTCCCGCCGGTACTCCTGTTGATAGTCGAGCTGCCGATAGAATAGAAGACGCCGCTCGCTGGATAGGAGATGCTCTTGTAAAGGCAAAACGAGAAGGCCGCCTCATCAGATATGAATCAATGGTTTAACATCAGAAAGGTGGGTTATCATGGCATTAACACTACGCGAACGTGTAAATTGTTTGAAGGGATTGTCTGAAGATCAGTGGAGTACTACTCCCGCTACTCCAATGGAGAGATTGGAAGCGGCTTTACAAAAGATCGCCGGTGAATTGATAGAAGGTTCAATGGTTGCTCCATCACTACCTGATTATGCGTTACATCATCCATCGGATGCGCAAACAAGAGAATGGTGTAGAAGAGTACTCGACAATAATGGAATGGCTGGTAGAATGAAACCTTCAATCGTATCATATAATCAATGGGATACTGATGGCGCATCGATTAGTGATGCTCCGATCAGGAATACGTGTCTTTATTGCGTGTGTGCTTTCGCGGCGAATATGTAGAATGAGTTCATAAATGGCTTTACCTATCGGAACTCTTTACTATGTACCGGTAACGGTTAACCACCTGAAGGTTAGCTCTTCGTTATCATATTATTCATATGCCATTGAGTTGTCAAGTAAACTTGCAGCAGATGCCATTTTCAAGGGGTTTATTTCTACAGAGTCAAATATCGCTGTTTACGATCCGGATAGCGACACGGTAAGACCAAGAACAGTCTATCTTGATTTATCCTTAAATAAGCTTGTAATTTACTTTGACGGATCTACAAGCACTTCTGCCGACAAAATTTTCTATATTTGCGTCGGTCCGTCTGTAAGTCAAGCTAACAATGCAGATGCGTGGGAAAATTCAGGATATGATTATGTTTGGCCGTTTAAAGAATTTACAAACGGACCTACTACCGATGAACCTACTCATTTGTATGATTTAACGGTTGTCAATCCTGCATCAATCGGTAATTATTGTCCGTTTGGGGCTTCCGGCGGAAATACGGGAGCGGGTGGGAAGCATATTTACATGAATCCCGCTCATATTGTTTTGCCAAGCGGTTCATCTAAATCAATAGAATTTCTCGTTTACATAAATGATTACGGTCAAAACAATTGGGGAAAGTTGATCGCCGCGTGGCCTTTCCATATTAGTGTGTATAATTTCGCCCCTAACACACTTTTATGTACTAATGATGGGTGGGTTACTTATGTAGCATTTCCGATTACATTCAATGCATGGCATCATGTAATTTACGTGAGAGAATATCGTGGCTTGGCTTGGGTATATATTGACGGTGTTGCAAGCGGCATACAGGCAATGAATGCTCCATTGAATAATGATAATTTCTACGTATTGGGTGAGTGGAATGAATACGCTTTCAATGGATTTACATCAGATATAGGTATAATAAACGATGAGGTTAATGTTTCTCTTGCACAAACTCGCTCTAATATGTTCATGGGACAGGCGACATTCTGGACTATCGGAACTGGTGTCAATGTTCAATATATAACAGCGGATTTTTCAGCTGATACCTTGTCTGTTAACGTTGGAGATAATGTCAATTTTACTGATTTATCGACCGGATATCCGGCGATAGATGAATGGGATTGGGATCTTGACGATAGTTTCTCTTCCAGTGAACAAAATCCGACACAAAGTTGGGATATTGTCGGACCTAAAACTATTTCGTTGACCGTCACTAATGATTTTGGATTGGATACTGAAACTAAAACTGATTATATAAATGTATGGTTACTTGACGCTAATTTTACCGCTGATAAAGCAACGCCATACCAAAATCAAGAAGTACAGTTTACTGATCTAACTGAACACTCCGGGACTATTATTTCATGGGATTGGGATTTAGGAGACGGTACTCCTCATTCATCGGAACAAAATCCGATTCATTCGTATTCGTCAATAGGATATAAAACAGTAACCTTGACCGTTACATCAGTTGATGGTACGGATATCGAAACAAAAGTAAATTGTATCAATGTTCTTGAATTTGTCAGTGGCTTTTCGAAAATAACTTTTATCTCTTCGACGGCAAGTATCTCTATTGATCCGCCGATTTTTGGATATACCACAAATATTAAATTTCCGTTTGAGTATGTCCCGATAGAGTGTGGTACATTTGCACTTTATGATATGGGAGTCGGTGCAGCAGCGTTCAATATGTACGATAAACGAGAATGCATCTGTGATTTTGAATTAACAAAACAAGAATCGGCTTCATTGAATGATTTTCTACGATCAACTCGAAATGAAGCAGTATCGTTGATAGTTCCGAGAAATTCCGGGTTTTACCCGATGGGACCTGACAAAGGGGATTGTGGAACGTTTAGTACGGTAGTTGAACGTATTAAACATAAAGGAATGCTAAACGAACCATTTAGGTATTTTGGAGATCAACTGCGACTCCAATTCAATGCTTGCTGTTCGGCTTCGTTACCCGCTCAAGTACCTGATGGAACATTTCAGATAGGTTCAATAACCGATCTTCGATTTCCTGATGATATGTTCGATCCGGACCATACATTCGCCTACTATCCTCAATTGACGGAAGGGTCAACGGCTAAATTCGTTGACCGCGGCTCACTCTCTGATGTCCGTTTGACTCAATTTACGATGAGATGTAATATAAGCAAAGCTGCGGCTCTAATTAATCATATCTATACGACAATTCGAACCAATCAGACATCGATTGTTTGTCAACCGGAACACTATCCTTTCGGTATAAATGATGGCGACAATCAAACATTCGATGCGTTTATGATACAGGATACAATATCAATAAAACACAATAGGTTTAATGAGTTTGAAATGAAGTTACGGTTTCTTTTAGAGAAACATATATCTCCATCCGGTTCGTGGTTTTATGAAGCATCATCCGAATTTTTATCTCACAATAACGACGGGATACAGGTATGGCAATAGACAAAAAACAAATCGATAGTACACTTATCGCCAATTACGGGTCATTTCAGGCTTGGGTAACGGCTCAAAGTACAACTCCCGTCAGTATCATAATCGCGTGTGATATTAATCTGGATGGAGCGACTGTCACCTTACCTTCGACAATCGATATATACGCATTTATCAACAATTCGAAATTTACGAATGGATCTGTCAATATAGGTAAAATGTCAGCGCGTCCAGTACATCAGATATTTGATAGTGCCGTTACGGCAGTTTTCAATTTCAAAGCAATTGTCTGTCCTGAATGGTGGTATGGTTCGCTCACTGGAATAGACGCGACGGCTACTATCCAGAAAGCAATAAATGCCGTATATACGATCGGCGGAACCGTACTGATGTATTTGTCAACATATACGGTTTCAGGAAGTCTCGTCAATTGTGATACGATAGAATTAATCGATTTGACCGGATCATTAGTATTACACCAAACAACAGCGAGTTCATTTACAAAAGGATTAAGCGCCGGTGGCTTCATTTCGAACGGCTCAATCAAGCTTACACCGCTGGGAGGAATAGCGGTTCGAGTAATAAACAATTCCGGATCTACCTTGAATCAAGGTGAATTGGTGTCAGTTGACGGAGCTAATTATAAGTCGATTCTTCTCTCGGTTATTGGAGCTGTAGACTGTTTTGGTGTTGTTCTGGATGCATCAATTTTAACAGGTGCCTCCGGGTGGATCGTTATCAATGGATTATGTCAAGTTTATTTCAACGCATCTGGTTCAACCATGGGGGACTATTTCCGAATTTCCGTTGCCGATGACGCAAGCGCGACAAACGGTTTTGCACAGTCAGAATCAACTGCCGTAATGGATTTGCAGCGTAAAAAAGGATATGTTCTTCAAACGCGATCCGGGGCTGGTTTGGCACTTGGATGTTTGGTATGATGAATAGGTACATCTCAAATGTACTTTACCGTTTAAATGAGGTCTTCTTAATCGATTAAATAGGTCAATTTTATGGCAACATTATTGTTCGGTGTCCGGATCACCCTGCAAGACTCATCATCTCCCGTAACTACTGACATAAATATCGGATTGTACTCCGTTGCGTCATCGAATAGCCAATTGCGTTGGATACAAGGTCCGGTCAATGGTGTTGATAATTGGAACTGGACAATGCTGGTTAAGGGAGGTATTGGTAGATTTACACGTGAAATAGACTTGCGTGCCGGAGGAAATATTACAAGTCCGGGGTCATGTACAGTTAAGGTTCATAATGTGCATAAGTTGTGGAAATTATGTGAAGACAAAGTAATTTACTTTCCCGGATTAAAATGCGAGATAGTTCGTTTTGATGATTACTCGCAAACCATCGTTTGGGTGGGTGAATGTCAATCACCATCATGGTCACTAACTGAATTTACGATACCGATCAAACGAACATACTCTGGGCGAATATCCAATATCCTGACTCAAATCAATACCGACCAATTTCCTGAAGCATCATCCAATACAATCGGGAAAACTGTCCCGGCGACGTTCGGTAAACTAATTCCCTCTTTTTCCAGTGATGGAATTTTGCAGAGATCGTCTTTTGCAAAATTTGTTCGGACACTGGATAAGGAAATTCTGAATTATTACAGTGATGACTTTTTCATCAGCAGTGGATTTACCGAAACGATTTCTTTTCCAGTGACGGACATTACCGATGCCGATAGTCGAATTTATATTTGCGAGTTTCGAGGTCCCGGTTCCGGCGCTGGTCCGCTAACTCCCGACAATACATATGTAAAAGTAGTAGATGGCACTGGAGCGAATCAAATTCGAAAGATAGAAGGGTTTGCTTGGACATCGACTGAATTGACATTTGTCGTAGAAGATTTTTTTGAAACGGAATTGGTAGCATCGGGAGTTGATCGTAGTTGGGTAACATTCTTCAAGACTTATCGTCGCTATGATTGCGATACTTTTAAGTGTGAAGGATTCTTTGACAAGAATGAAACAGCTCTTGTTAACGGGGCGGAGTTATATACCCACTCCGATGATGATGGTTATTTACAAATAGCCCCGTATGGTTATGAGTTTCAGAACGTTAGTGATGACAATAACAAAATATCGATTGATCCGAAATTATTTGACCAAGGTAATTTAGATAGCCAGAATAGTTTGTTAATTCTTCCAGTTGTAGACTTTGAGTTATGTTCCGACAATACTCTTGACAATTGGGGAATAGATCCATCTATAATACGAAGGGAAAATGGTATTTATTGTGATTTATTTCTTGATTATACCTTTTCTTGTACAAATACTTCACATGCTGTTGATAAAGTAAGTACAACGTATTGTAGAACTGAATACGAAACCACTTTTCTTACACAAGACCCATCTATTTATCAAGCTCTTGTTTTTGACTTGCCGGAATTACCCAAAGGATTTACTTTTTCTTCATTGTATCTTGGTATTAAAATGACTGGTACTATGAACGGAACTTCCGGCGCATATCCGAATGTTTCGAACATAAAAATAATGCTCCGTAAATTTCGATATACAACTTCCGATTTGTCATCAAATATCGATAGTCTTGATTTAACTTCTGCTGATTTAAATACTATTGATACAATGCCTGATTTCTATTTCACTGATAGTCCCGCGACGAATAATGAACACTTTTTTGTACTTGATACGGCATCAGCACATGATCGAACTGGTTATACTTTGATTGATACGGGAATAACGACTAAAGACGAGTATCAATCATATATACAAGGTTTGATTTTAATAGAAGCTTTGTTTTATCCCGGGTCGTCAAGCAATTTTCATTTTGATACGTCAATTTATGAAGTATGTTTCATGTTCAAAAAATCATCTGATATAAAATCAAATCTTTATACTCCTTTTCATGGAAGAATTTTTAATGATACTTTTAACAGTCGTAAGATTGCACTTGATTTAATGACTTCACCGATTGATCAGTTTGAACATATATGCCGACTTCAGAATTTTACCGATACAGGTATTAGTCAACCATCAACCGGCTGGGGAAAGACTTATGGAACCAGTGATCTTCCGATTAAACAAACTGGGGATGGTTCATTTGATGATTCTGAATTGGATGATATAAAGGTATTTGAAAGCGCCGGACAAATTACCGATTATAATTCCGGGTATACCGACGAAATCAAACGTTCTTTTTGCAGAGACTTCCATTTTGCAAATTGGATTGACAGCACTGGAAAAGAATGCATTCGTAGACTATCGTCAATAAGTCCGAGTCCGTCGGATTTGGTGTTGATGACTGATGTAATTGACCGATCATCTATCCAGGTTACTGAACATGATATTAGTTCGACTTACGTTGAGCCATTTGTTAGGTATGATAAAGATCCGGCAACTGATGATCTGAAAAGCATAATTCGTATTTTCAATACGTCTGCGTCGGCTTATAACGGATCTTTTGTTCAGGGGTTGACCGGAAGTGTCGCTCAAGAATTGTGGACAGTTTGTCATAATAATTGGATTAAATGTAAAGTTATCAATAAGCCGCCTACTGATATGACCGATATGACATGGGCTAATGGGTATCAATCAGCGAGTATTGCCGAGTTTCATCTGACGGAATGGGTTAATTCAATGTCAAGGAAAGAAATTCAATTTACCGGACACATTAACGATTTCGGTGATTGGGGGGAATGTCATAGGTATATGGTACAATTTCCTCATCATACTAATAACGAGCAAAAACAGTGTATCGCTGAAATAATAGATGTCAATCCTAATCCTCCGTATGATGTAGTTGTCAAGGGGTTGATGGTGTAATTATTCACCATCCGCTCTTTCATCACGCAACTGTTCAAACATTCTTTTGAAGTCTTCTTTAAATTTATATCTATCGTTAGACCAATTAGCATCTTCGTTACCGTTTTCATTATCGCATAAAATCCATTCAGACGCTAATTACGTCCACAGGGGCGCATGTCATACTGCATTTGTTGGTTGCTGTATGCGAAACTTCCATAATGTTCAGCAAAAAAGCCACGAAACTCCGCATCTGTACGGTTGCCCCGATGCTCTCCGCAAATCGTGGAGTACCCACCTTCTACTTCCTTTTTGCCTATAATACAAAAGTTTCGCATATTGCAACCAACGGCTCGCCGCACCTGCCAGCTGTACCAGGCACGCGCTCGGTAGCCACCCGATCTCCATGTTGTATGCGCACTTACCCACGGAACACGCATAATGCCTGGTATTGCTGGCTGCGGCTGTTGTGTGAACGTAAAGAAGGCTTCCATAGTGTAAGCGATTTCCTACCACCCTTGACATGCTCCGGGCTACCGGCTACACAACGGGAGGACGATAACAATACAGCCCTTGACGTGTTTAACGGCACAATGGCCGAGCTGTCTCTAAGCATCGTATTATTTAAATAGCCTACAACCATAAAAACCTTCTTTATTTCAACACAACGTTTGAGCAACGTGCGAAGTTTGCTCACTATAAAATGCCCACACCATACTCGGAGTATCGAGCGCGAATTTTGCACTTGCTTTGTTGCACGGGGCGCTTCGCCCGAACT